TTTTGCTTTAACAGAAGCTTCAAATATAGTAGCAGCTTTTGCCTTAAACTCTTCCGATAGGTCTTCACCATCAGTTAGAGCAGCGACATCTTCTTTCATATCCATATCTTTAACTTTGTCTTTAGCATTTTCTTTTTTAGTTTCTTTTTCGTCAGAAGCTTTTACAACTTCTTTCTCATCTTCTTTTTTATCTTCAGATTCAGAAACTTCTTTTTTCTTCTCATCATCTTTTTCATCTGACTCTTTTTTCTCGTCTTCTTTAGAAGCCTTTACAACTTCTTTTTCTTTTTCGTCAGACTCTTTCACTTCGTCTTTTTTCTTCTCGTCTTCTTCTTTGTGTTCTTTTTCTTTGTCCGCTGTTTCCTTAACATCTTTCTTTTCGTCTTCTTTTTCTTCAGACTTTTCGTCAGATTTTTTGTCAAGGTGTTTTTTAAGAGCAGCTGGCATTTCACCTTCTTTTACTTCATCTTTTTTTTCATCTTCTTTAGAAGCTTTTACAACTTCTTTCTCTTTATCAGCTACTTCTTTCATATCTTCTTTTTCTTTGTCGTCTTTTTTGTCTTCGGCCTCTGATTTAACAGATGGCATTGCGTCAGCAGATCCTGCACTTTTTTGGTGTGCGTCACCAGTAATGTGGTTAACGCCTTGTGCGAAATCGGATTTAGCGTCTGTAGGATGAGTCACGGCTTTCGTCATAACTTGTTGTACAGTTGCTTGTAATGATTTAGCTGGTTCTGCTGGAACGGCGTTCTTTTTTGGTAAATCAGCGACTGATTCACTTATTGTTTTGCCTTTTTCCATTGTTGTTTCCTCTTTTTATAATTGTTAATTATTGCAATAATTACACCATCCCTAATGGAATGCGTCAATTACTATTTATAAAATTACAGCTTTTTAAGAAAAGATTCAAAGACTTGAGCGTTCTTATCTGCCCTTGCCATTCTCTCTTTACTTTCTGCCTGTAATCTTAATTCGTCTATTTCTTGCTCTGCCAAAATCCCATTATTCCAAACCCACTCTTTGCCTTCCATAATGCCTTCTACGAAAGCGTCTGGAGCACTTGGGTCTGCGACTATATCAGCCGCTGTTGCAAGATAAAAATCATCTTTGACTATGTTAGCACCACCAGTATTTACTAGTGTGCCCATTCCTCTACTTGAAACTCCAAGTCTTGCACCCTCATCAATTAAACTTTTCACTATTTTTCCATATGGGGTATCTAATACTCGTGCTTCACCTATAAAATTATTGCCTTCTGGATTGAGAGCTTTGATCATATGCGAAACTCTTTCTAGGTTTACTGTCGGGCCATCTGGATGACCAAGTTCGCCAAAAGCTCTATTTTTCTGTATGAACTCTCTATTGTATCTTACAACTTCTTTTTGTAAGATTTCTTTAGGATAGATTCTTCCATTCTTATTTTTCACATCGGACTGCATAAATACACCCTTAATGGCATAATTCTTTTTGCCATTCTTTTCTTCTACGATATATTCTGCGTTTGATATTTCTTCGGTAATTAACTTCATTTGTATCTATCTCTATTTCTCTTTATTATTTATAATAAAAATTATCTAAATACCACTAAAATCGTATAATTATCACCATTTGCAAAATTCTTTGTGCTTAACAAAACATCACCTGTTGGACTAGTAGCATTGTTTGCTATCTCATTACCATCTGCTCGTAAGTCCCAAAATCCCTGACCAGACAATGAAACTGCGGTTGCGTTTGTACTGCCTGCCCATACTAATTCTACACTTGACTTACCTGATTGTGTATTAATTGACCAATAGATTTTAGATATTTTTCTATTGCCATCTTCAGTCATAAAAGTTGTTGCCGAAGCGTCAACTTTATTTACTAAATTCTCACCTGTACCATCAGATATATTCGTCATCTTAACAGCATATTTTACGCCAGTTGTATCTGTTAGCGTTTGCGTTGAAACCGTATCAGCCATGATTACGGTCCTACTCTACTGACTTTTACAGCTGAAGCTGATGAATATACTAGAACATCTGTTGGATGTTTTTCTAAAATAACTGTATCACCTGATGATCTTAATTGCATTGAACCGATTAGATCACCTGCGTCAGCGTCATTTGGGCCTCTTCTTACCTCAATGTCTATCTGATTTGAGTTTGCTTGCATTAATACAAACGTTGCCTTACTACAATCAAAATTATCACTTAAAGCTTTTGCTCCCGTAGTTCTCTGGCTGGCCAATCTAAATCTTCCGTAATGTGCCATGTCTATCTCCTTAAAATTGTTAGTGTTTCTTTATCAAAATATTTCATCAAATCTTGTTTTTTTACATTAAATTGTTTTGCAGCTGTATTTACATTCTTTTCAAAATTAGCAATTACATCTGCGTCTTTATCAGCAGTCCTAAACACCATATCAACAGCACGCTTCATTTTAGGCGTGAGTTTATTATATTGTCTAGTCCTTTTATAGTCGTTAGACTCTGTAATATTATCTCTTATAAAATTACTTAGCCACTTCATCTGATTGTGCCTTTACTTTGCTTCAATATCATTGCCAGTAAATACATTTGCTTCTGGAGCGTCTGCACCTTGTTGGCCTGTGAATATTGATCTTGCCACATCTTGTTTAGCGTCATCCAAAGAAGATGAAACTTTATCACCAAGAGCATTTTTTAAATCTGCCCCTGCTTGTTTAGCGTCACCTTTTTCTAATGAATTAACGAACTTATTAATATTTTCTTTACTCATATTTATTATTTATCTCCTGACTTATATTTTTCCCTAGCTTTATCTTCAGCATCCTTAAAGTCTTTTTTATCTGCCTTTTGTGTGGCAGCTGCTGCCGCTGGGGCTTCACCATTTGGTTTCTTATTAACAGGTCCTAAATCATCAAGTCCGTTACCCACTTGTGATTGTTCAGAACCTTCTTGTGAAATTTGAGTATCTATTTCTTGTCGTTCTTGTTCATTTTGTTTAAGTATTTTTGTTCTAACATATTCGTTAGAGAAATACTTACCAACATATCCTTCTAGTTGTTGAGCAAGTTGTACTCTTTCTCTCATCATTTCGCTGTGTTTTAATTCAGCAAAATATCCATCTTGTAAGAAAGTATAAGTTATATCTCCCATCATTGAATCCCATTCTTCTGGTGCAATAACACCTTTTAGAATCAATTGTGTCTTTAATAGATCATGGAATAACATTGTAAATTTCTTTCTTAATCTGCCTACAAATTTAGTAAATTTAACTTCATCTCTACTAATTTCAGCTGCACGACCTAGATTGAAACCTTGGCCACCCTCTAATCTACTGATAGGTATATTTAATGAACGATATAGTTTCTTTTGGAAATATTCTATATCTGCAATCTCGCCTAAGTTTTGACCACCAGGAAGAGTAGTAATTTCTGTTCCTCTACCACCTTCTCGTCTAGGTAACCAAAAGTCTTCAAGCATAGACATATAATTTCTATCATCTCTTATTTCACCTGTACTTGCGTCATATACAAGTTTGTTTCTATATCTTGCCATAACATCTCTTAAATATTGTTCGGCCTTGATTTTAGGTAAATTACCTACATCAATATAGAATATTCTTCTTTCAGGTGCTCTAGCAATTCTGTATATTACAACAGCGTCCTCAATCATTCTTAATTGATTGACAGGTTTAATTGCTTTGTGTAGATAAGATAAAACTTGATTGTGTGACATATCCACAAGACCACTAGGGCAATATGAAATAGCGTCAACAGCAATTCTCAAGCCACCTGCGTTAGATGTTGCAGTCGGATGTATTCCTCTTTCGTTAAAGATGTAATACTCTTGGAACTTATTCTCAAATGCAAAAGAAGATGGCATTCCATCTGTTCTTTGCTTTCTAATTTCTCTTATCTTCTTAATTTTTCTAGGATCAATATATCTTATTTCAGATATTCCTAATCTTGGACTATCTTTATCAATGATCTTGTGATAGAACAATCTACCATCAACATACCATCTACGAAATATATCGTGTCCTTTTATATCAAAGTTTAGTAGTTTTAAAACTTCTTCAAAACTATCTCTAATCTTTTTCTTTACAGAATCACTATACTCAATTTTACTTAAATCTAATTGTACAGATTGTTGATTCTCGTTAGATACAATTGCTTCTGATACTATATCCTCAATTGCGAGATCGCACTCAGGATGTAAAGCAACTTCTCTATATCTTCTTATTAAATCTAACTCATTACGAGCAGATACATCAAATCCTCCATAAGACGCAAAAAATCCACCAGCGGGGACGGTTTGTGTACCGTCGTCCGCTTGAGGTGGAACTATATTTTGTCTTGGATCGGTTGAGGGACCTTTCAGTCGCTCTATCTTAAACCCAAACAGTTCAGCCATAATTTATTTTCTCCTATTACTATTAATACTTATAAGGGTATTAAGTAGTAGTATTTGTTTCAAAGTATTGGTATCTATGTGTGGCAGTAAAACTCTCTACCGTGTTATTATCTCCATAAGATAGCGCAATATCATCTAAAGTTGTTGGAAACATTCCTCTAAATGTATATGATTTAATCACATTACCATTTCGGTCTAACTGATCAACAAATGAGTCAACTTGATAATCAACAGGATTTACTAATCCTTCGTTATCTGACATATTGTTAATACCGTTTAACCATCTTTCGTATGCATTTCTGATTAAGAAGTTAGTATCATTTAGGATAGTTGTAGTCCATGTAGCAAATGTTCTATCACCTGCAACATATAACTCCCTACCTCTAAATGGTATTGATACTTCAGCAACCGTCATACCTGGTAAAGATGTAGATGTACATAAGAAACTCATAGATTCTGTTTCTCCACCTACACTTGCATAACCTGGGAAAGGCATAGTGACTCTGAATTGATTGGCACGAGCCCCACCGCCTCTTAACTTAGCTTTAAAGTCATTTATATTTGGCATGTGTTTATCCTCCTACCACTTCTTCAAAAGCAACGCCTGATCTTGTTGCAACGAAAGTTAGTGTTATAAAGTTAATTGATCTATTTGGTTTAACAAATATATCAGCTCTGAACTCATTTCTATCAATAACATCAGCAGTATTGTTAGATGAATCACAAGTTACCAAGAAGTCTGTAATACCTCTTCTACCTTGTACATCTCTTAAAAATGGTTCTACTATGTTTCTAAATTGTGCTCTAGTGAACTCATCATTGAACTCAAATAGTTGAAATTTAGAAGCTGTTGAGATTGCCTTCTCTAAAGTGATAAACAATCTTCTTACATTGATACGATCAAAAGCACTTGGACTTGATAATCCAGTTTTGTCTCCAAATAAGATAGTTCCTTGTCCAGGCATTGTAACCACGGGGTTAACTCTTGCTCTGTACAATTGATCTCTTTGACTCTTGTTAGGACTGTATGCAAGTTTGATTACGCCTCTTAATACTCCTCTGTTGAAACCAGCAGGTGAATACCAAGTATCTGCGACTAAATCTGTTCTTGCAGCTAATCCAGCAATGTCTCCGTTAAGAGGAACATATCTGAATACATCATTATATTTGTCGTATGTATATTTGTAACCACTATCAAATACAATGTATGATGATGATCTAATACCATCAAAGAACGCTTTAACGTTTGTCGTTTGCGTTGTTGCACTTGAAACATTAACTACATCTGATCTTTCAGGAGAAGCAAATACTATTGCGTCTTTTCTGTCTTCAGCGATTGTAATTAAGTTATCAATGTGTGTAGCGTCACCTGAACCAGCGATGATTAGGTTTGCGTCAACACTATCTGCGTCATTGTACTTTTCGTATGCGTCTTTCTTTTCAGCAGTTGTAACCGCTGATCCGTTCGCACCGTTTATTAATGATCTACTGAAAGGTGCAGTCACGGCTGTGAAGGTTACTCCGACAGCAGCTGAACCCCAATTTGAACCACTTGAATTGTGATCCATCCAATAGATATATTGTGATTGATTATAAACAACATCACGGTAGTAGTTTGAATCACCTTGTGGTGATTTTGCGTCAGAAGCTTTTGATACTGCACTAAAAACTTCTAGTATCTCGCCTGCAACTCCTGTAATGCCACCATCTTCATCAACGACTATTATGTGTAATTCGTCATTAACTCCTGATCTATCACTTGCAAATGGTGATGTACCTGGTGCTCTATCTACTGATTCGTAATATCTCCATCTTCTTCTCACTTTCGTACCACCACCTAAAACTGTGTGTAGTCCGCCTGTGCCTGAAGGGTGTCTAACAAAAGTAATGTCGTTTGTATTAACAGCAGTAATTCTGTATTCGTGTCCTCCAGATTCGCCAAAGTTAATAATATCACCTACATTAAATCCAGTACCTGAAGTTAATGTTATTGTGGTATCACCAATAGCGACTGATGAATCGTTAGTTGTTGTTTTGTCCACTTCTTCGTATGCCGCAGCGCTTGGGCACGTGTGAACTGCCAAACTATTACCCCATGAGCCAGCTGTTTTAGCTGCCCACTCACCGACTGAAGCAGAACCTGTATTGAAAGGTCCAGTTGATCCGTCGCCGTTTGAGTAATGGTCTGTGTTTTTTATTCTTATCGCAGTCCCTGAGGATACTGCGTTCACGCTTCCTGAATTGGTTGCTCTCACTACTCTAAGCGCTGATGAATACTGCAAAAAACTTGCAGCACTAAAAAAGAACTCAAAGTTTGTAGAGTCAGGTTTACCAAACGTATCTACCAATTCTTTTTCTGAACTTATAGATACTACTTCATCCATAGGTCCTTGATTGAATTGTCCTGCGATAGCACCGATTGTTGTTGCTACTGCTGGGATTACGTTTGTAAGGTCCCTTTCCCTTACGAGAACACCTGGTGAAACTTGAAATGCCATATGTGTTTTCTCCTTATTAGCTAATAATAGGTATCATTAATCTCGTTTATATTTATAATATATCGCCTTTTCGCACGGTGACAGGACGCCATACTTCACCACTATCGTCTTGTTGATATTCTTCTTCCATACCATTGTCCATGAAACCAAAGGGTGCCATGTCTTGTTCTATTGCGTTTTGTTGTTCAGCATACATTCTAGCACGTACATCTTGGTCTGTCATCTCTTTGAAATATCTTTGATTACTAATCCATGCAAATATAACACAACACATAACTAGGTCGTCATTTGAACCCTCTTCGGCCATCCAACCACTACCTCTTCTAACAAAGGTTGACAACTCTTGTATTGTATGAAAGTCATTGATAATCATTTTATCGCCTTCTAATAATGACTTTAAGTTTGAGCAACCTATACGTTTTACTTGTTTGGTCATACGTACACCTAATTGTGTACCTCTCTTACTAAAACCACCACCTAATATCTGACCTGCTCTTCCTTTCATCATACACATTAATAAGTTTGTGTATTCTAATTCAAATTGTAATGCGTCTGCTATTTGATGACCTAGATCATTTACTTCAACACATATATGAGCATTGTTATATGCCTTTGCTACTTTCTCTATTGTGTGAGGAAATATAATAGGTTTAATTTCGTTATCTCTAAATTTTGCAACCATCTTATATGGCATTTGTGAAATATCAAATACAACAAAGGCAGAATAATCTCTTACAGTACCACGTGCTACGTCAACTGTCATAACATAATCTTTACCTTTTTCAGGTCTCTCGTACATATCTAAACCATTTTCGTTTGATACAACAGGTGTATTGTGTGATAATGTTCTTAATTTAGATGGGTTGATTAATGTATCTACTGATCCTACAAACTCACACTCAAACTCGGTAGTAAATTGTGCCTCGGAAGTATTTCTTATTGTTTCTTCTTTCCATTTTTCATCTCTACCTGGAACTTCAGACCAATGTACTTCAATAGGTACATAATCATTTCTTTTGTGTTGAGCGTCATTCCATAGTTTATAAAACATATTCATTCCATGTGGTGTAGATACAATCATAACTTTAGATTTTTTACCAGATGAAATTGTAGGATATACTGAACTAAAAAATTGTTCAGATATATTATTAGGTATGAAAGCAAACTCATCAAGGAATAT